CATTAGCACGATTACTAGCATCCATAGTTGCTCTGCTTTGTCTAGGTGCTTCTTGTAATCGTGGATACGTTTGAAACCATGCTTGGGTCCGTGCATCTGCAAGCACTGCTCGTTCACTGTATGGCAAGTTATTAATTAGTATATCTATTTCATTTAACAAGCTAATTGCCTCAATCATAGTAGCAGCATTACGCAATCCTGCTATTAATGCGTTAACACGATTAACAGTAGTATTAATATTAGAACTAATAGGCATTGAAATAAGCCTTTGTAGGTGATACGGTCTTTCTGGTTCTCTAGATGTTCTACATAATGGACAACCTGGATTAGTGGCACTCCATTGTTCAATACACTTTCTATGAAATTTATGACCGCAACGAAGCGTTTTTGTAAGTCTTGGGTACAACATATTACCATAACATATAGGACATACTTCAAGATTTGGATTTTCTAACGCTTTTCTAAATTTTTTTTGAATTCTTCTTGTAGCAAGTCTTTTAGAGTTTATTTTTGATAAATCTGCTATTGCTTGTTCTCTTCTTTTTCTTTTTTTGAACGTTTTTTGAATATGTGTAATAACTTTTGTTCTTGGACTTAAAGAAATGCGTCTTGGACTTAAAGAAATGTGTCTTGGACTTAAAGATGAGGCTGTTGGATCTAAAGCTGCTAATTTTGCTGTTTTATTTCTTATAAAGTCCATATATATTAGTATTCTATTTTTTTTTATAAATATAATAAAATATACTATAAAATATACTATAAAATATTTTATTATAATATATTATAATAATATATTATAATAAAATATTATAATAAAATATAAACATGGCTCTCAACAAATCAAATGTGTTAAAAAAAAATAGAAATATTAAGCAAAAAACAGATATAACGCAATTATTTAAGTTAATATACGAAAAAAAGAGTTTTTTTGCATTAATTTTAATAACTTTAATAATTCAGCTTTACATTACTTATTATATAAGCGAAAATATTGATATAGAAAAAGACGAAGATACTAAAACTTTTAACTTCAACCCTAAACTTATTGCTGCATATATAACTGCCTTTATTATAATTCTAATTCTAGCACTTATTACTATGCCGCCGGAGTTAAAATTTATCTTATTTTCTCTCTTTTCTTGTGCGTTTGGAGTAATTTTAGGATATAGAAAGTCTCGCTATGATCCTAATACAATAAAAACAGCATTTTTAGGAACAATTAGCATTTTTGTTTCAATGTTTGCGTTTGGAGTAGCACTAATAGCAAGCAATATTAGATTAGGTTATATGTTTGGTCTAACTATGTTTTTTGCCCTCTTATTTTTACTGATTATAAGCATTGTTCAGTTTTTTATTATTCAATCTTCTTTTCTTTATAAAATATTAGTAATTTGTTCTTTAATGTTATTTTCTGTTTACATTGTATATGATACAAATAGTATATTACAACGCGATTATGGTGGGGATTTTATATCCGCATCATTAGCTTACTATTTAGATATAATAAATATTTTTTCCAATCTATTAAGCACAAGTGATTTTGAGTAATAACTATTAATATTACAAGCCTATGGTGTAGGAATAAAGTTCCAACCCAAATCTAAACAAATCTTTTTCCATATTTGGTCTTGTTCTACACGCTTTTCTCTGTCTTTTAACATAGGAAAATAGGGCAAAAAATGCGTTTCATTTAATAATTCACATAATTTATAAAGTGTATAATAATAATTCAAAAAATTAACGCGCTCTTTAGGGCAATATTTAGAATATGGTTTTTGTAATTCAATAAATAGATTACATAATGTTTCTTCCAATTCGGAACTCATTATTGGTGGTTTAATACCTAATTTATCTTTAATAAATGGTATATGTTCATAATATTTATTATAACCTAAATTCTTCAAAATTTCCTTTGTTTTATTATTTGTTAGCTCATTAATGCTTATGCGTTCTTTTTTGATTTTATATTTAATATTTTCAAACACTTCATCAGGAATATTTGTGCTTTCTTTTGCCTGAAATTGTGCCAATATTTCCTTTAAATGATTAATTCGTTTATAAGCATAAAAAGAAACTTCTTTAGGTGGTTCTTTATATGATGGTTTATCGATTTCAATTAAATTTTTAATAATATTAGAGCAATTATTACAAACCGATATGCCGTCAGACTCCACATAAACCATTTCACCTCTATTACACACACTACAAATATCAGAAGGATATATAAAATTGTCATAATTTAAATATAAATAATCAATATTGTTAAAATATTTATCAATTGAGTTTTTTGTGCTATTGTTAGCATTAGCATTAGAACTAGCACTAGCATTAGAACTAGAATTAGTTCCATTATATTCGTCATTATGTGATGTAGAAAAAAATTTGTGTATTATATCATTTTTGTTTGGATTAGTTGTTATAGAATCACTATTAGAATTAGAAATATTTTTTTTATTTTCAAAATAATCAAATATATATTTTGAATTATTTAAATAATATTCATTCTTTTTTCTCTCAAGAGAATGGATTAAATTTTTATATTTTTTTATATTTTCAATTAGTGTTTGATTTTTAAGACTATTATTAGAATTTTGTAATAAAGATTCAAGCTTTTCTATAATTTTTAAATATTTAGGAATAATTACTTCCTCGTTTTGTTTAAACGAATTACTTATTTCATTATGCTTACTATCCAATGTTGTTTTAATAATATTAGCTTTTTTCATAGCTACTTATATATTAGTATATTATAATGTTTATTATTATATTACAATATATTGAATTAATATATTTATACAATTAATAATTAATATATTTTTACAATTAATATATTTATTTAATTAATTAATTAATTAATTTAATTAAATTAATTGTAAAAATTTTTTTTCTTTAGGAATATTATAAAAAAATGGCTGGTGGTTTAATGCAATTAGTCGCCTATGGCGCTCAAGATGTATATTTAACAGGTAATCCCCAAATTACTTTCTGGAAGGTCACATACAGACGTCACACTAATTTCGCGATGGAGTCCATTGAACAAACATTTAACGGACAAGCGGATTTCGGTCGCCGTGTTACTTGCACCATTTCAAGAAACGGCGATTTAGCTTATCGCACATATTTACAGTTAACACTTCCTGAAATCGGCCAAGGCTTAGCCTCAACAACTGAGGCCAATTTATATGCCAGATGGTTAGATTTCCCAGGTGAACAGTTAATTTCGCAAGTTGAAGTTGAAATTGGTGGCCAGCGTATTGATCGTCAATATGGTGACTGGATGCACATTTGGAATCAGCTCACATTATCCAAGGAACAAGAGCGTGGTTATTACAAGATGATTGGTAATACCACACAATTAACATATGTGTGCGACCCTACATTCGCGGCGGTTGATGGCCCTTGCTCGGCTGATGGTGTGCGCCAAGTTTGCGCTCCACGCAAAGCGCTACCCGAAACCACTTTATACATTCCGCTACAATTCTGGTATTGCCGCAATCCCGGCTTAGCTCTACCTTTAATTGCGCTACAATATCACGAAGTTAAAATCAACTTAGATATTCGTAACATTGAAGAGTGCTTGTGGGCGGTTAATACTTTAGACGGAAACGGCACAAAAATTACCAATGCTTACAAACAGTCGTTAGCTGCCGCGTCGCTATTTGTTGATTACATTTTCTTAGATACTGATGAACGCAGACGTATGGCGCAAAACCCACACGAATATTTAATTGAACAGTTACAATTCACTGGTGATGAGTCGGTTGGTTCATCGTCCAATAAAATTAAATTAAATTTGAATCATCCATGCAAAGAATTAATCTGGGTCGTTCAGCCAGATGCCAACGTCGACTATTGTGCGTCATTAGTTGCTGGTTCCGCTCTAAATACATTATTAGGAGCTCAGCCATTCAATTACACCGATGCGCTAGATGCGTTACCAAATGCGGTTCATGCGTTTGGTTCAAAGACAAACATTAGTGGAACTAACGAATTTATTACTACTACAGGTGCTTTTGAAGACATGTGGGCAAATCAGATTAAACCCGCGTCTATTAGTGGAACACCTGTAACTGTTACAAATGTTAACGGTGTATCCGTAGTTCTTGGGGCAACCAATACAGGCGGTTTAATTGCTGGTACTCTATCAGGTTCAGCTGCTCGGGGACCACAAGGAGATAAAAATGATGAAGACTCGGGTGTATCTGATGCGGGCACCTTTGTTTTAGCTGAAACTGCGTTAGACATGCATTGCTGGGGTGAAAATCCAGTTGTAGTTGCCAAATTACAGCTTAACGGCCAGGATCGCTTTTCGGAGCGTGAAGGCACCTATTTTGACCTCGTTCAGCCATTCCAGCACCACACCCGTGCGCCAGACACCGGCATTAATGTGTATTCGTTCGCCCTAAGACCCGAAGAGCACCAGCCATCTGGCACCTGCAATTTCTCGCGCATTGATAATGCTACTCTCCAATTAGTATTGTCGAACGCTACAGTTCAGGGTGTAAATACCGCCAAAGTTCGCGTATACGCGGTTAACTACAACGTTCTTCGTATTATGTCGGGTATGGGTGGCTTAGCATATTCCAATTAAATTTAAGACAAATAAG